CGATTCATTAAGTATGAATCAGTCTTATCTTTCTTACCATCATTGTTAACATCACCATCTTCTTTACCAACTGGATCTAAACCTTTACCTGATTTTGTTTTTGCAGTCTGTTCACCTTTTTTCTTCTCACCTTCATAAGGTGTTCCGTATCCTGTCATTTCAACAGATACAATATTTGGATTCTTTCTCAATTCTGAAATCTTATCACGAGTTGCCATACGAACATATGACTTACCAGTTTTTTTATCTTTGACACGAATCTTATACTTACCAGTCTCAGATTCTTCTTTTATCTCATCTTCATGAGGATAAGAACTATGAGGAATTGTATTACCATCTTTATCTTTCTGATGATGCTCTACAAATGCTTTATTAACTAACTTTGAAATACTACTTGATACATCTACAAAATCATACTCTTCACCAATTAACATTTTTTTTGCCAATGCTTTAACATTACCTGGTGCAGGTGATTTACCTAATTGTGATAAGTATGCTCTCTTTAAAGAAACTGGATCTGTTTTCTGACCGTCTTTGAAACCTTGCTTAACTTTATATCTTACATCATATGCAAGTTGACGTGCAGATTTACGAATTTTATCGGCAGCACCCGCTCCAGCTTGTGCTGGTTTTGCAGCATCTTCAGATATTATGTTACCCATTTTTTGTGTCAATTTTCTTTTTTCTATATTTATTTATGAAATGTTTGCCGTAAGAACTTCCAGGCACCATTGTTTCAACGTATTTACGATGTGCATCAGTGCCAACTAATCTCTGATCTGCTGGAACTCCTGATATTTCAGTGCCATTTACAACTGCTTCAGACACATCTTTTATCCACGATTTGAACATAATTTTATCCTCTGTAACACATATTAAATAACTTGTTCCTCTACGAATAATTTTACCGACTAAACCAGTGTTTACATTCTCTACAATTTCTCCTATATTAAATATTTTTTTATTAATATAATTTTCTCTTAAATTTTTCCAATCAAATTTAGGTGCGATTTGCCATAGGTTCCAACCTTCTTTAATATTCATTCCTTTTCTTACATTATTAAATAAGTCTTTTGCCATCTTCTTATTCATCGAAGTTGGAACACCTCTCAAGAAACCTTCAAAATCATTCTCTGCTGCTGCCTTTCTTTGTTTTGATGCGGACATACCAGATACATCATCAGAATCTGCATCACGATTACCAGCAGAACGAACTTCGATGTTATCAAAATTATAAAGTTTACCGTTGTAAGTTCCAGTAAGTTTCTCAAACTCACCAACACGATCACTACCACCTACAATTCTTACGTTTGTATATCCATCAGTGTGTGCCTTCTTCAATACATCAAAGATGGTGCGATTTGCTGCATCATTTACAATCTTATCTTTATGCTTTGGAAACATCTGTTGCATTGCAGACACTTTCATGTCAGGGTCTAATGGATTTTTTTTCTTATCCTGACTCCTTGATGGTACAATTACATAGTCTCCATCATCTGATGATGTTGCTACAGTATCCAAAAGTTTTTCATGTCCTGTAGTCGGTGGATTAAATCTACCAAACGCAATCGTTAAAGTTCCCTTTGTTTTCTCTACCTCTGGTGGAACCATCTCAATTGGTTTATCTTTTTCAGTTGTTGTTTGTGATAAATTTTTTTCTTTCTCTGATTGTGGTGGGTCTTGCTTACCTATTCTCTGTCTTTTATTAAAAAATTTGAGTTGTCCTTTTTCTGTTTTAGCTACAAATTCACCTTTTTTATCATACCATCCTCCATGACCATCACTCTTCAAACCCATACGTGTGGCTTGTTGAACGGCAAGAGATTCGGTAAAAAATTGGAAAAACGATTTCATCGATAAAGTTTTGATGTTACTTTTCTTTCGTTGGCGATAAGATAGTTGATGAGATTTTGTCTCATAATAATATATTTATCCTTGTTACGTTTACGTTTTTCAGAAGTAATAGTCTTATCAATAGTTGTAAAACAATGATATAAAAAGTCATTGAAGATTTGTTTTTTATTTCTTGACCGAGGTTCAAAAGATTGAATCAGTTGCTCAATTGTTTTTTTCATTAGTATAATTTACCAAAAGGACCAAATCTATCACCTTTCTTAATAGATAAGAATAACATATCTGTCCAGAATTCAGTGAATTTTTTATTTGATCTGATTTTAAATACTTCATCTAAAAAATGAAGTTGCATTAGTTTACTAGTTGCCACAAATGGTTTATCACTATTAAACTTATCCTCTATCACTTGTAAAAACTCTGTTGAATTTTTAACATTCGTTTCTACCTTATTTGAAATTCTTTCAAACATTTGTTTGTAATCATTTTTATTTCTACCATCAATTGTCTTTGAAAAATCACTCAGACTCTTTGGATAGTTTTGATGTTTATTTTGAAAACTAAGACCATTATCTTTCATCAAAGCTTCGACTGACTTTATCTCTGCCTTACCACCTCTAGCTTTAGCTGCACCCACAGGTTTAGATTCAAACTTTAAATTTTGATTTGCTTTTGAAGTATCGTTTGAAGTTACTTGAAAATTATAATCTGCTCCACTAGACTGTCTTAATTGAATGGCAGAATCTAATGATTGAGAATCTGAAGTTGGTTTAAAGTTGATTATAATTTTTATATCCTTGTATTTGTATTCATCAACTTCGTTTAATGTTAGTTTTTCAATGTTATATTCTTCCCACCTAGCAACATTCCCAGAAGTTTTTTTCAAGGATATACCAACTAAATCATTTGCTTTATACATGCCTCTCATCACAGCGTTAAGTTGTGATATTGTCTGAGAATCTCTACTACCAAAAACTGTCTCCTCAAGTTTTTTCATCACAGCAGTAGAATTGCCACGAACACCCCATATATCAGATGGGTTCCAATTATCTTTTTTTGATATGCCAAAATTATCTCTAATTAATTTAGATATAAAATCCATAAATCCACCAGTATGATCAAATTTATTAATTTGAGTGCTGGAAAATAACTCTAGTATTTTTTTATGTTGTTTCCAATAAGCATCCAACCAATCAGAATCTACATCAGGATATACTTTCCTTAATCCGTCCATAAATTTTTTATCGGTCATAAATTTATTTAAAGTGCTATATCCACTTCGTTTATTGTTGAGAACGTATTCAAATACATACTTTGATCCTGCCTCCTGCATTGCTGTTGTCTTTGCATCAGGAGCTCTCCCTTCTTTTTTACGTGTTTCTCTAAATCTAATTCCTTTATAATTATATCCGTCCTTCAAATCTACATCTGCTACTTTTCTACCACCTACCTGATCTTTTTTTGCTCTACCTGCGTAAAACTTTAAAACTGCATCTACATCAACTTTATCACATTTAATTACCCAACTTGAGTTTTTTGATTTACTCCAAGCACCATCTGCCTCAAATTTTTTAAATTTATGATTCCTTACAACACCCTCCAAAAAAGGTTGTAAATCTTTTGGTGCAAACTTAATAGCCTCTTTTTGGTTTAGACCCATTGCTAATTACTTTTTGAAGTATTTATTTATAATGTCTATCTGATCTTGATACTTAGCAATCATATCTAACTCTCCTTCGATTGCTTCTACAATGTTTGAATGCTCTCCGATACCCACAGGATTTGCAAGATATACTTCAATGTTTGCCTTGTGTTTAGCAATATCACCTTGTGCATGTGCGAGTAATGCTTTGATTAATTGTTCTCTCATGGAATTAAAAAATCTGATTTATTTATTGGTATCACCTTTCGGTAAACCATAACTCTTATAATACAATTGTTGTTTCAAAAAATCAACCTGAGCTTTCAATTTCTTGTTTTCTTCTTCAAGTTGTTTGATGTGTTCTTCGTAAACAATAATCATGTCCTCTAATTTCTCAAGTTTTACTTCCTTATCCCAATCCATTGTATCATAGTATTATCCCTATTTTACATTTAATTTACCTATCGTCAACTGCTCTGTTCTCTGAGTAATGCACATCAAAATCTCCACCAGGATATCTCTTCTTCAACTTCTCAACATTACCTTCAATGACTTCATCAAGAGAAACATGTAGTGCTTTACATGCTTGCATCACGTACCACATAACATCTCCCAACTCAATAATGAGATGCTCCCGATTATCATGATTCCAAGGCTTACCCTGAAAAACCATTTTCTTAACGATCTCCAT